ATATTCTTTCCGGTTTTCGTAGCACTTCCGACCTATCTTTTCGCCGAAGGCGTCCGGTGACTATATATTTTCTAGCGGTTTCCGCGTATCATTAGTGACCACTCTACCGACTGTGGGTGAATGATACGCGGTATTTACCCATGTTTTGTGTAAGTGTCTACACAAATTTGTAAAATAAATAATATTATATATATACAACATAGCCGAAACTACATGGAATGGCGGTATATGTCAGTTGAAAAAATGAAGAAGAAGATTAGAAAGATGTCAGTTAAGGAGAAATTAGAGTTAATGAACTGGTTAAACACGTGGTATTCGTATCTAAAGGAGGAGGAAAACAATGAAATGTGTTGTTTACAATGCTTTGAAGAGATAGAAGATTGCGTATGTAAGGAGGAAAAGTAATGCCACACCTAATATCAGCAACATTAACAGACGCAGCATACGAAGTTTATTGTAAATGGAAGACAAAGAGAGAAGCTTCAGCTAAGATTAGCTTAGCTATGTCTGAACTAGCTTCTATTCAGGAATTAAATGAAGCATTAGCTACACAATTAAACATACATAAAGCAAGATGGAAATGGTTAAATCAAAATTTAAACAGAGAAATGATGTTAAAAGAAAAAACACCAGAGGAAATATTGGATCTTGCAACACAACATGACCATTTGTATTATAGAAGGGACTGATTGAAAGTGAAAGTGAAAGTGAAACTTGATGAAACAATACTCTGGTGTTGTGAACATGTATTGATTAGACCTTTTCCAGCATCTTATGTTATGACTTGCCCTAGTTGTGGAGAGAGAAAACCATGTCAATCAACAAAGATGATATGATCATAACAACATTTCATTGCCAATAATGCCTCCTGCTACCAGCAGGGCAATAATAGCAAAGCGGAAAAAAGAAAGGGCGTTGTTTACTACCTCTTTTTCGTTATCATTCATGCTGAACTACCCTGAGACTTATTACGAACCATAGCCAATGCACCTCTTGCATCTGAAATATCAAACTTTTCCATAGTAATCATGTAGTTAACAAGTTTAGTATCTGATGCATTAAATCTGAAACTTACATAAAGGTCTTCAACAACTAAATTATCAGGATCAACAGTGCTAGTATTTCTAGTTGAATAGATATCTGTTGAACCTTCATTGGTTGCCCAAGCAATTTGGCGATTATCTCCCCAATTCCAGAATCCAACTACATCTGATGGTAAATTAGGTTCTGTTGTTATTCGTGCTGTAAAATCTGGATCATCAGCATCACCAGGTCCAATTACAAATGAAGTAACTTTGTAGGCTGTATCAAATCTACCATCAAAGAGTCTAACTTGTTCTTCAACTCCATCTACAAGATCAGTAACTCCATCTCCAATGCTTCCTCTAACTGTATATGTTCCCATTGATTTCATTTCTTTTTCCTCCTTCCTGCTGGTGTTTTCTTGAATGCTCTGGACAATGCTTTGAAATTAACTTGTCCTTTTTTAGATCCAGATTTGTATTTGTGTTTATTCTTATTTGCTTTAACATACTTTTGCCAAGCATTTAATTCTCGTTTTGCTACTTTCTTAGTTCCACGTAATACCTTTTTCTCTGCTTTTTGCCCTGCTCCAATTGCCATATCTACAACGCCTAGGCCAATCATAGTTGCTCTACCGGCTAACTGTGCCTCTTGTGGTTCCATTCCACGGGCTTGAAAACCTGCAACGATCAGTTGTTCCAATGCATCTTCAACCAATTTCTGGTTTTTTTTAGTTACCATTAGTATTACCTCATTGCTGTGATAATGCTAATGCTACGCTGTTTGCTTGTGTTGCAGATTCTAATTGGCACTCCATTACATATGCTATCTTTAAATTGCCTGAATCTAGTGCTGCTGATTGGTCAACACCAATATATAATGAATCTACTCCTATCAAATAACCGTTTGTCCAATGTTGAGGAGCGATATCAAAATTTTCTATTACGTTACCAGTTGCAAAACTTCCGCTAGCAACTTCTGCATTGTAAAATTGTAATGATCCTGATGCTACTAATGATTTGTCATCAGCAGTAACTAGACCTGTTTGTGATTGTGTTGTTAACTGATGTCCAACTTTTGCAGCACCATTTGTAGATATTGCACTTGCGGTTGTATCGTCTGTAACTTGGACAGAAATGTTTCTAATGCGGAGCAATGTGCTTGATTTCGTTCCGAGATTGACATAACTTCCGAGATCCACTTCTTGTTCTGCGTATGTCGTTCCGTTTGATTCTACTATTCCTCTGATAAAAAATGCGTCGCTTTTAGCCATGCACTTCGGATAGTGGTAAGGTTTATCAATATTCTTTCCGGTTTTCGTAGCACTTCCGACCTATCTTTTCGCCGAAGGCGTCCGGTGACTATATATTTTCTAGCGGTTTCCGCGTATCATTAGTGACCACTCTACCGACTGTGGGTGAATG